AAGCATACGCTCCTCCGGTTCCTTCGCCTGATGTCTTCGCTCCTGCCTTACCTGTGTCGAGTCCTGTGTTCGATGACGTTGCGACTTCTTCACCGGCTTTCTGTGCTCCGTACTTTCCTTCTCCGAAGCTCTGAATGTAGGAGTTGACGTTTGCCTTTCCTTTTTCTGCGTATTTCTTGTTATATTTGGCGAGTTCGTCTGTGGCCTTCTTCGACATCTCCTTGGCTTGGTTCACCATTTCCTTGGTGACTCCGGGAGCGTTCTTCTTGACCGCTTCAGCCATGTCCTCATAATTCTTCGCCATGGCTTGGGCCTGACGTTCGAGTGACTCCTTGGTTCCGGTCTCTGCATCTATGAAGTCATTCTGCATATTTGCCAATGACTCCGAGATCTGATCCGCATCTCCTTTGATGATGGCAGCAGACAGACCTTCGTAGTTCTTGATGGTTGCCATGTATCCTGTGTACGTTCCCTCGGCTTCATGGAATGCATTTCTTGCCTCATAGACACCACGATTGGCCTCTGCAAACTCTGCTCTCAACTTCCCTTCAGCTTCGCCCATCTTCTCCGCAGCGTATGCGTAGTCACGACCGTATCCGTTGAGCTTTGCGTATTCCTCTACGCTCATCTCTTGGATTTCGATGAGGGCCTGTTCTGCAGCGTTTCTTTCTCTGACCTTGGTGTTGTAGAGGTCTTGTGTTTCAAGATATTCCTTCAAAGCTTCCTGCTGATGCTGGACGGCTTCAGTGTAGGCTTCCTGATTTGCATTGAGAATCGCTTCGGCCTTCTTCTTCTCGATGACCTGATCGATGGTATCAATGACGTTTTTATAATTTTGGATCACACCCTCGGTCATCTTGATCTCTGTGCCGAGTGCCTCGTTCAGAGTCGTGGTGATGACCTCTGCTCTTTCTTCGTATCCTTCCTTGACCTTGCCGTTTGCTCCGATCAGGCTTTCCAGTTCGTCAGCGAGGCTCTTGTAATAATCAAACTCGCTTTGGATGCCTTGTACGCTCTCATCCCTTCTTGCCTTAACCTCGGCATAGGCCTCTGCCATCTCATGAACCTTCGAGATCTGTTCATTCTCGGCTTCGGTCAGGTTGTTGGTGGCTTCGACCGCTTCCTTGCTGTTTCCTGCGAGTACGAGGAGCCCTGCTGCCAAACCTGCCACCGCTGCCACAGCCACTCCGACCGGTGAGGCTGCCTGTGCGATATTAAAGAGCTTTTGAGCTGCCGTTGCTCCTTCTACTGCGACCTTTAAAGTCTTGAACACCTCCACCGCTTTCATAATGCTCGACACAAACGTCAGGAGTTTGGTCGCGACAAAGGTGCTGATCAGGACAGTTCCGATGGCTTTTAATACAGTGATGATGTCTTTTCCGTGTTGAATGATCTTGATGAACAGATTTACAAACTTCTCGACACCTTTCCCAATTTTCGAGCCTACCTTGTCCCAGTCGATCTTGTTCAATGCATCCGAGATCCCATCGAGGGCTTTTTTGATCGAATCCTTGGCCTTGTCGTAGACCTTGATCATCTTTCCTTCGATGTTCGACTTCAAAAGAGTGAGCGACCCTTGCACATTGTCGTTCATGGTGTCTGCCATCTTCTTTGAGGCTCCGTTGGAGTTCTCCACGGCCTTGGTCAGTTTGTCGAAGTCTGTTGTCGAAGCATTTACCACCGCAAGAAGTCCACTCATGGCCTCTTGTCCTGCGATGGCTTTTGCATATTGTGTTTGCTGTGTTTCTGATAAATTGGAGAAGGACTTCCGCAGGTCTCTCATGACTTCATCCAAGGATTTCATGTTTCCTTGTGAATCTGTCAGAGATATTCCGAGTTCATCCATGGCTGTCGCGCATTCCTTCGGAGGAGCTGACAGTCTTGTCAGAATCGACCGCAGAGCCGTACCTGACTTCTCGCCCTTGATACCGGCATTCGCCATCAAACCGATAGCGACAGCTGCATCCTCCATATTCATTCCCAAGGCTCCGATGATCGGTGCTGCATATTGGAATGTCTGACCCATCATTTCCACGTTGGTGTTCGCGTTTGATGAGGCGGCAGCCATGACATCTGCGAGTCTTCCTGCGTCCTCGGCTCCGTATCCCATTGCGGTCAGAGCGTCAGTCACGATGTCGGATGTGGTTGCGAGATCTGCTCCTGATGCTGCAGCGAGGTTCATGATGCCCTCGATGCCGTTTAGCATGTCCTCGGTCTTCCATCCTGCCATTGCCATATAATTGAAGGCTTCGGCAGATTCGGTTGCGGAGAAGATGGTGCTCTCTCCCATCTCCTTGGCTTTCTCGGTGAGTAGGTCGATCTCTTCTGCTGATGCTCCTGATACGGCCCCAACCTTTGACATTGCGGATTCAAAGTTGGATCCTACCTCGAATGTCTGCTTTGCGAGGTCTTTTAATGCGTTCGCGGCTGCTCTGATACCATCTGCGACAAGGTCTGCCAAGGCTCCCTTCATCACAGAAAAGCTACCGGATGCATCCTCTGCTGCAAGGCTCGCTTCGTCCACTTCATCAGCGAACTTTCCGGTGCCGTTTACACAGTCTTCGAGGTCACTCTCATAGTCCTTCAGCTCCTTCTCGGTCTTGGTCATCGCGCTGATATAATTGTTCAAAGATATCCTTGCGCGGTCTGCCTCTGCGGAGTCCTCGCCGTATAATTTCACGGTCGCTTCGAGTTCTTTGTTCGAGATCTCGACCTTTTTCTTTTGGGCATCGAGCTGTTTGTTTAATTGTTTGATTTTGGCATCGAGGCCGTCTGCGGATTTTGACCAGTCATCCATCCCGGCTGTCGCAGCTTTAAACTCCGAAGAGGCAAGCTTCACGGCTCTGGACGCTGCTTGCATCTCTGCTTTCAGTTGGGATATATCCGCTTTAAATTTTACAGTGGAGTCTGTTGCCATTTGTTACCTCCTAAAACCAGTCTGTAGCTGGTCTCCTGATGATCCTGTTCGGATCATTCATCTTCTTTTCACGGATCTGCACTCTCCGAGTGTCCGAATACAGATCCATCACACCTTCGAAGGTTTCCTGCTCGATGTCCGTAGGTCTGAATGCAGGATATTCCTTGCATAATTGATACTCGATGATAAATAGAACTTCGTGAAGCGGAGTATCATCATCTCCGCTCTCTAGTTTTTTTCCGCAGGAATCGTCATCATCTTGGCGAAGGTGCTCTTTATAATTGAAACAAGCACCGGCATCAGCTCTGATAATTTCACGTTGTCCCAGTCTTCGTCTGTGATGTCCGGGAAACACTTTGAAAGGATCGCGGTCAGTCTGTCCCATGCTTCGTACACGATCTTCAAGAGCTGATAGGTGTCTTCTACGTTTTCGATGTTTAATAGTGCCATGAGTTTTCTGATTGCTCCGAAACGGATATCAGTAAACTGTGCCTTGCAAGTTTTGATAACTTTGTCATTATCGTCATAGATGTTCAATGTTAATTCTTCCATGTTCTTCTCCTCCAAAAAAGAGAGGCGAGCGGATCATGTCCACCCGCCCCTCAATAGATTATGCCTGTGCCGGTGTTACGGTAACAGAGCACGTGTCTGTGTAGGTCACTGTGTTGTATGTCATTGATGCAGTGATCGTTGTGGATCCCTCTGCCAAACCGGTGACAATACCATCTGCAACTGTAGCGTAGGTCTCTGCGCTTGAACTCCATGTCACTGTCTGCCCTGCAGGAGTGGTGATGGCTTCGATCGTTGCGGTCTCACCTGCCTGAACCTCGATATGAGATACGTTCAGCACTACCTGCGGAACAGTCGTTGACCCCTGAAGTGTATCGGGAGTCGTTACGCTGTCGAAGAAGTGTGAAACGTCTGCAAGCTGGAGTGCAGTGTTTACCGTGAGAGCCTTACAAGGGATATTTCCGATGGATGTGAACTTGTGAGTCGTGGAAATACCTGTGAAGGTGATCTCCTGACCGTTCGCATCGGTTCCCTCATTTTCCGTACTGTTGACCTGTTCCGGAATATTAAAGGAACCCTTCAATCGCCAGCAGAAATACTCGCGACCCGAAGTGTCTTTTGTCTTGTAACCAAGAGCGAAATACTTCGGAGTACGTGTTCTTTCCACGAAGGCTCCTTTGGTTGAATCCCATGTCTGACCGGTGATATCTGCGAGTACATCGAGCGGAATTGCGGATGCGCTGATTGTCAGTGTATCTGCTCCGGTCGAGGACACGATGACTGCCGGCATGTTGTCGTAGTAATGTGCTTCATTTGTGGAGTCTGTAGCCTTGCTGATTTCAGCAACACCCGCGAGGTCTTTTACAGTGCCGGTTGTGTAATTCACACCGTCCTGAAGAACCTCTGCATAAACAAGACCCTCAACACCACGATATTCATAGATCTGCGGCATTTTGATTTCCTCCTTGTTTAAAAGTTCATTTTTATGGTTTCGATGACTCTTCCCGTGTGGGTTTCCTCATCACTCGGTGCGTCAGTTCCTTTTCCGTCCACGATCCACTTTGCACGCTTCAAGGCCGATCTGATATCAGATAGTAATGAATAGGTCGTTGACGGATCCGAACTGTAGACCGCGACTTGGTATCTCCAGTCTGTTCCGTAGTCATCGTTGTCGTAGTAGGCATGATCAGGAGAGTCGCTGTTCCAAAAAGTAATGAAGGTCGGAGGATACGTGGCATCATTCGACATTGACCCTTGACGATATACCGGTACTTTGAAACTCGATAATATTGTGATCAGTTCGTCTTCCATTTATCCACCCAGCCTTTCAATTTCCTTCTTCAGCTTCTCTCGTATTTTGTTCCTTGCCTTTGTTTCGTAGCTCTTTTTTCCGTATATGCTTTCCAGTGCTCGGTCAGGTTGCATTTTCGGTGTTCCTGTGATCAGGAATCCACCTGCACCGGGTTTCGATTTATCAAACCCCATCGCGATCTCTCCGAGTGACCAATGCCACTCTGTTTTTGCGTCCCTCACGATCGACTGTTCTGTCTCGCCTCTTGAATAAACACCCTTCGCAGGAAGGTTCGCAGATTCCATGGCTTTGATGGTGTCCTCTTCGACATCCTTCGCGACTTCCTCCATGACATCTCCGATGATCCGCTTTAGATCACCTCCGAGCTTGTCAATCTTCTCTGCGTATTCGTTAAAGCACGAGAAGTCAATATTGAGTGAGTTCTTCCGCTTTGCCATCTACGGCTTGCCTCCTACCTTTTTGAGCCTGACTTGCATATACTGATGCCTCATGCCGATGTTTTCGGGCCGTGATACGATCTCCCAAGTCTCCCCGGTCTCGCACATATACACTTGACAGTCGCTCGTGATTTCAGGATCAAACCACGTGTCAAGTACCGCTGTGTCAAATACCGTGTAGACCTCGTTTGAGATGTTCTCTGTTCCTCCGTAGGTACGGATGGATCCGAAGAACACGTTCTCGACCTTTGACGGATCCGGGAAGGCTTTCTTCGCCACTCCCTTCACCATCGTTGTTGTAGGCTTTAACAGTTTAAGAGCCACATCAAAGGGTTCGACAGCTTTGTATCTTCGCATATCATCACCCCTTATAAGAGAGCTGGGCAGCTCTCTGCATGAAGTATGAAGAGAGCTTTCCTTCCCCTGCTCCGTAGTTCCAAAGATCCGAGACTCCTCTTGCGACCAGTCCTGATGTGATGTTTCCTGACGGCACTCCTGCAGTTGTCAGGAAGCTCATCACTTCATCGATATAGACCTGCAAGGTGTTATCCTGATATGTCCCTGTGATTCCGAGGGCATCTTTAACATCTGTCAGCATAGCCATTTGAGGATCCTCCTTCACTTTGTTGTTTTTTTCTTTTTGGGTTTCTTCTCTTCGGTATCCTCTACCAAAGAAGCGAGACCTCTTTTATCAGCAAGGATCTCCTTGCCTCTTTTGTCAGACACCTCCACCACGTCTCCGGGCTTGTATGTCTGCTTGGTCACTTTATCCATGAAGGTTTTGTTGGCGATTATTTTCATCCTATAATCCCACCTTCGTGATCGTGATCGCATTGGTTGCGAGTGTTGCAAGGTACAGAGTGTTTCCGTCCTTGTCGACATCACCTGTGGCTGTGGTCTTTACTCCTGCAAGGGAGAATCCCTCGAAGTCATAAGACGGCACAAAGTACAGAGATGCGGATGTTACCGCTGCAGTGAAGTCGCAGGACTTCACCGGCTCGCTTGCGAGGAGCGGAGTTGATGCGGATGTCACTGCGAAGTTACCCTCTGCATCACCGTTCACCTTTGCAAGAGATGAATTGTTAGAATCCATCTTCAGGATCACACCATAGAGAGTGATCAGATCTGTAGCCATTACCGGCACGATTCTGTCATTGTTGATCATTTCTATCTATCCTCCTTTTAGATTGCTTCGACTGCTGCCCATGCTCCGTTTACAACAGTCAGGATCTTACCGTTGTCTTCGGCTGTCACAGCAGGGAGTACCTGATCTTTATCAGGACATACAGATGCCACAAGTTCGATGGCTCTGTCGTTGGTGGTCGCGTCCCATTTGGACTCATCACCACCGAGCTTCTCGTATAATCCTTTGAGTGCTTCTACATTTGTCATGTCAGCACCTCCTTAACCTTTGAGGATCTTCACGAAGCCTGTCGGGTTGAGAACCTTGCCGTCTACGACTACAAGGGCCTTGTCTACCCACTCGTTTGTCTCCTCATCGAAGTAGCGTCTCATCGTGAAACCGAAGTTTTCGTTGATCGCGTACTCCTGCGGCTGCCAGTAGATACCTACCACGTCACTTGTGTTTGCAGTGTCGAAGTCGGGGATGATATCCGGCTCCACGATGTCGATGGCTCTTCCGAAGAATCTGCCATTCGGAGCGTATGCATCACCGTCATTCACTTCAAGGCCTGTTGCCTGACGGAAGATCGGGTTGTTGTTGGAGTCTGCCATCGTCTCGAGGTATGCATCAACAGTTGCCATCGGGAAGATGAAGGATCCCTCACGATAACCGAGCGGAAGAGTTGCGAAGAACTTCTTCCTCCACTTGGTCCAGTCAGAGAACTCTGCTGCTGTCATCGTGACGGTATTGGTTACACGTGCATCGTTTAAGATACCGAGCATCTGACCGTTGCCGGATCCGTTCACAATGCCGTAGTCCATTGCCTGAAGGTATGCGATTGCGATGATCTCTGTCAGCTTTGCCTCAAAAGAGGAAAGTGTGAGGATCTGTGACAGGAAGGTCTGTGCGATTCTGATCTCTGCTGTGTGGTAACCGAAGGTTACCTTGCCGAGAGCACCTACATCCTGACGGGGAGATACTGTGGACTCATTGATCCACTTGAAGGTTGCCTGAAGCGCACCTACCGGGAACTCTACACCGCCCTTCACGGAGATCTTGCGAACCTTCGCATAGAGGTTTCCGTAACGCTTTCTCACTGTGTTGATGACTTCGTTCATCACTGTCATCGGGATAGCTGCTCCGGTGTCTGCTGTGTTGATTGCATCACCGTTTCTCATCTCGATCGGAGCACCGGTCTGTACATACTTCATGAAGGCCTGACGATACTCCATGGAGCTTGTCACATCTTCCTTCTCTCTGGTCTCCGTTGCTGACTTGAAGGATCCGTTTACATGACCATTCACAAGCACTGCCTGTGCCGGAACTGCACTTCTCTCTTCGGTCTCGCTTTCGATTGCATCCAGCTCTTCCTGTGTCTCTGCGATTTCTGCCTTGACATCATCGAGCTGCTCTGTGAGGTCTCTCACCTCTGCTGCGTCCTCGGATGCAGCCGCTCTCGCTTCGATCTTGGACTTCTTGTCCATGAGTCTCTGCATTCTCTTTTCGAGAGTCTTCTTTCTCATTTCTGATTTCCTCCTTTATAGTCTTGCTATAAAATCAAACTTGGCCTTCGCCAGTTCCAAGGAAGTGTCCACTTCCTGTTCACGTTGCTGTCTCGCAGTCTCCACTGCAGACCGGGCATTCTCCAATGCCTCCCTGCTCCGTGCTTGTATATCTGTACTGTCGTATGCAGGGAAGGTCACTGCGGACACTTCCACGACAGATGAGATCGCTTTGATCCTTCGTGTCGGATGGTCGGAGTCGAGATCGTCCCATTCCTCATCCGATACGCTAAAACAAAAGGACATCCCTGATATATCTCCCCTTTGCACAGCACTGTAGAGTGCTCGTGCTTCGGAATTGTTCTCTGTATCGAGTGTTACCCGGATGTTCATGCCCTGATCGTCCACGGACAGGAACATGGTCGAGTTGCCGTTGTTCCTCCGTGATCTTGCGAGTGGGATCCGCGAGAAGTCATGGTTTACAAGGAATCTCACATCGGTCAGGTCGGTGCGATCCAATGCACCACGCTCGATCAGCTCGTCATAGCATCCGATGTCCGTTCTCGTGTCGTACACGATCGGGCGGCCTGTGATGATGTTTCCTTCTTCCGTTTCCTCTGCTCGCACTTCAAAACTGAAGCTTCTTTTTTCCAAGTCTTTCACTTTTTCACCTCCAAAAAGAAAGAGCCTATTATCCACGCTTTCGCGTTTCAAATAGGCTCAAAGGCTCACATCAATTATTCTTTTACATTTTTTACATTTTATTTTTATGCCCCAAGCGGACGCGCCGTCCACGATCTGGAACAGCTTTTGTCCGCAATACGGGCATTCGAACCACTTAACCAAAATGCTCAATCACCCACTTTTTGATATCGCCCGCAAGATTGTCCTTTTGGTAGTCAAGGCTAATCGTTGCGCCGTTGGCAGACACGGTGTTGTAGCCTTTGAGGAGTGTTAGCTGTGCGGGAGTGAGGGTAATGGTAGTGGGTGTTGTGAGTGGGTAAACCACTTGTGCGCCAGTTGTAGGTGTAGCACCGCTCACATACTCGTCCATGGAGGAAATCCACGGTTCGTTGATGGTTTCACCGTTGTACGATGCGATGTTTGCGTGCGTCACCGTCACAATCCCGCTCTCAAAGTCCACGTTTCCACCGTACACGGTTTCTCCGAATGAAATGGTGACTGTGTTTTCAGTGTATGGCTCGTATGTTGTCGGTGTAGAGCCGATTTCAAGCTGTGGTGAAAATGTTATATCGAGATCAGTGAAATTCATGCCGTACCAAAAACGTATTCCAACATATACGCTTATGTCTGACGATGGTGTATATGATGCTCCACTTCCATAATCTCCCGCAAGGATTGAATCGTCAGAAGCATTAAACAGACCATATATAAACGTCCCGCTTCCACCGTATTGTATAGGATTCCCACTTATTGTGTATGTCTGCCCGCCTACAAGAGTAAGATTATCACCAATCTTGTATATGTTACCGCCTGTGGCTGTTCCTGTCGGTTTAATTGTGCCATCATCATTTACAGTAAAGGTAACACCTTGTATTGTTGCGGTTGTGCCTTTCGGCAAGTAATTCTTCCCGTGCGTCCTCACATTAGCTTCAGTCAATCCGCTAATCGGGCATTCGTTGGAGTAGGGAGCAAAGGAAGCATCGGTTTCAGTAGCAAGACGGATCATAGGGAAAAATGTGTAATCCACATTCTGATGTCCGTTTGCTATCATCACATAAAGCGTATATTTAGGATGTGACAGGATTTCCACATCATCGTTTCTGAATTGTTTTTGCTCCGTGATATATGTATCACTACTGTTAAAATATCCTATTCCAACAGGAGCCCATTCATACTGTGCGCCGATTGAACCATTTAACAGATACCCCGAAAAGCCATTTTCGACAATACCGCATAAGTACAGAATCGCATTCGCACTCGCCGTTCCTTTAGCATTTATTCCCGTCACATTTCCGTCAGCGTCCGTCAAAATCGTAAACGTCACACCGCTTATGGTGGTTGAATTTCCCGTCCACGTTGCACCGCTATTTGCCGCTTTGATATTTGCGACCGTCAGCGGAAACTTATTCTTCCCCGCACCGCCTATCCACGGCTTGTCATATCCATGCAAATCCTGTATCGGCTCTATCGTCATGCTCAAACTCTCGCATGGGATGTTCGCCGCATCCGTTATCGTGATAGGATTTCCACTCACAGAAACGGGTGTAGCTTCATTCTCGTCAGCTTTGCCATTCACCACGGTTTCGAGCGCATCGAGGTCACTCTCGTCAGCTTTCCCAGTGAGTAATGTTGTGAGGTCTGTTGTGGTCGTGTAGTCAGCGAGGGCTGTGTTTAATGCTTGCGTTGTCACATAGTCGCTCAAGTCGATCTCGGTGTCACCGATTTTCTCCCAGCCGTATGTGTCTGGATTTGTTGATTTCAGAGCGTAGATGTATTCATCATAGTCGTTGTTTGTCTGTGCCGTTGATTTCGGCACGAGGTAAATGACGTTTGTCTGAATGTCCTCTGTGGGTAATTGAGCCACAACAGCGAACCGCGCTTGTGCTATGTTGTTGACCTCGTCCTTTGTGTAGACCTCGCTCTTTGTATAGTAATTCGTGAGATCGTTCACGGCCTTGGTGACTACGCTGTAAATGTCAGAACCGACTTTCAGCTTTGACAACTCACCTGTTGCGCTGTCTGACGGATTCGCCTCGGTCAGATTGTCGATCTCCCCGTCAGAATTGAACGCTAAACCGTCTCCAAGTGACACAGCGAGCTTTCCGTCAGAATCAAATTCGAGACCTTTGTCAATCGGAATCAAGTCCTCTGTGGATTTATCTCCCGAGAGCGTTGTTCCGTTGATCTGCGGCTTGTTGGTGAGCTGTTCGTAGCTTTCAACCGAGCCGCCGCCCTCCTCGATGGCTTCTTTCAGCTCGAGGAGCAAATCCTCGATTCTGCTCTGCGGCGGGTCTGTGTATTCTGTACCGTCAATCATTGCTCGTAGGATTGCCTCGTTGCGAGATTGTGGTGGATTTGTGTACATATCACCCATTATACTTCCTCCTTGTCTTCGTCTACGACATCAATGTTCGCGTCTTTGAGTCCGACCTGATAGGCTTCCGCATTGTTCGCGTCTATCCAGTTGAGACTCATATATCGTTTCCCTTCAAGCTCCGGCAGTGGTCGGAGTCCGAAGGCTGCACGTTTTTCGTTTTCATATAACGCTCCGGTATTAGCAAGAAGCGTTACCATCTCGATCGTCTGCTCCACGGTCATGAAGATCAGATCCTTCGGATATAACTCGATTTTGTTTCCGAAGGCCAGTTCTCGCTCCGTGAATAGTTTCTTGGTGAGGGACTGACTCACGATGATGATCAGAGGTTCCAAAGTCTTTTGATAAAAAGCATTGTACTGACTCTTGGTGAAGTCTCCCTTTAAAATGCACAGAGGCACTCCCCAGTTCCGCAGAATCTTCTCATCGATAAATTTCAAGGTCGGTTCATCTACCAGTGCGATCTTCTTCTCTAAAGGAGTAAAATCTGCTTTTAAATCGAGCGGAAGGAATCCGCTTTCATTGTTGTTCAGTTTCTGCTCCAGGTCTTTGAGAGCTGCTTCGGTCTTGCCGTCATCCATCAAGGTGTTGTATTTTACGATGCCATTGACGGCATACGATGACTTCATGCCTTTTGCGACTCCCTGAAGCAGCGTTCTGTTCAGATTCAGGGTTTCCACGAGGCCTTCATGGTTCGGCTGCCCCAT